CGCAGGAGGGTGTATGTGTCACAAAGTGACATTACACGCCCTTTAGGCGGGTGTATCTGTGTTGAGAGAATCCTCTCTCAATACAACCTTTGTACGAGGATTAACTTCACCATGGCAAACAAGAGCAACTACTCTGATACCCAATATATAAACGTCAGACCTAAGGCTTCACAGCCTCAGTTTCTGAACGTTAATGTTGGGGGTAATCAGTATTCGGTTACGAAAGTACCGACGCCTAATTACAATCAGATCGTTGCAAATGGCCAACCGCTACCTATGCATCCTTATTGGATGCACTGGCGAAGATGGACCACCCCTGTCGGTTTCTACTACTATAAAGGTAGAGAAAACGACGAAAATTATAGGGCTGGTTCTGTCTTCAATGCGCTTGGTGCTTCTGGTGTAGCTGGTCCAACTCCAGGCCCCCTCTCGTCCTCAAATTTCGATTCATTCGTGAATCGGAACGAGAGTTTGGCAGTCGCTGAGCTTTACGCTCAAGCTGCCAATATAGATTTCAATGCTGCGGTTGCGGCGGCGGAAGCCCCCAAAGCCTGGGCATTGATTGCGTCTACTGCGACTCGCTGTGCCAACATTTTCAAATCGTTGAAACGGGGAGACGTACGTAGTCTAAAGGAAAACCTTATAGGTTCCGGAAGACACGCTAGAAGTATTAGCCGAAGGGCTAATACCGCTAGGAGACGTGGAGGTCTAGAGCAGTTTGCTGCTGATACTTGGCTGGAAGTAAAATATGGGTGGAAACCCATGCTTTATGATATCGAGGGAGCGGCGGAAGCCGCAGACCGAGGCTGGCAGAAAGAGCCAGCTGATATCGTCATCCAAATAAGTAAAAGGCGTCAAACTGATACAAAGGTCGTTGGCAACTACGCTGATAGCGGAGGTGCCACCGGGAAAGTTACAATCAGCCATGGCTATACATGCCGAGTCGGCGTGATACAGCAGGACATGAGAAATGCGGCTAGTCTCGGATTATTAAATCTTGCGACTGTCGCTTGGGAACTTGTTCCCTATTCTTTTGTTCTTGACTGGTTGTTACCAGTGGGCAACTTCATTTCCGCTCAAACTGCTTTTGCAGGCACGGCGTTCGAGGAGGGTTGCGAATCTTACCACCACAAGTGGAAAGGTACGTATACCCAAACTGAATACCGTGGAGCCCCATGTAGTTTGAATGCCACCTGTGAAGGTGCGTTCTTACAACGTGAGCTCTTGAGTGGAGTTCCCAACACTTCCAAGATTCTCACATTGGCTAACGCCGATGAGCTTCTTGGTTGGGATAAAGTTGTCACATCCTTAGCACTACTTAGTGGTGCATTTAGGAGGTAAGCTGGCTTACTTTCCACAATCGTTCCATGATGTTTAAGCATTATGGCCTTTCCATCCTCAATTCGGAGGTAAATTATGGGTAATATTTCAACCCTTACCTTGAATGATGCTGTTCCAGCCTCTCATTCCTTTGAGCCAACGATGATTGGCAAAGACCTGGTTACATACCATGACAAAGTGTCAGGTGTGTTTGCCGGGTACCCGTCAATCTCGTTGGGTCACCGTATGCCAACGGCACAAAACGGTAACTACAAGGTTACGTTGCGTGTCAGGATACCGGTGCTCGAAACTGCTGCTACTGCGGCTTCAGGCTTTACGCCTGGACCGACCGTTGCCTATAGCCTCAATGCAAACATTGATTTTATAGTCCCGGATCGAAGCACTGCAGCAGAGAGGGCGGATCTCGTCGCTTACGTCAAGAATCTCTTGGCGGATAGCGTCGTTTCCGACTCTGTGGAGGATATGGACAACCCGTATTAACGGGCGGTTTCTATGAAACCCCATACCCGTGCATCCTTTACTCTTCTTTCGAAGATATTGGCTGCACTTGTTCTACTCCTACTCGTTGCGCGGATCGAAGTGCGTGTATCGGCTGATCGTGTCTGCACAGTGAATGCTCTATCTTTAGAGTTTAGCTGTGTCGACCTTTCGGCAGATATACAATCTATCGGTCCGCATGACTTGTAGGATCACAATCCACTATTGGAGCACTATAATGAAGAAGCAGACAAAACGTCTACTTGAACGTGGGTTTAACCCCGTTCGTCGAGATTTGTCTTTCGACAAACTCGTCTGCGCCGTCACTCCATTCTTGGAGACCGTCAACACACCTGTAGCCTTGGGGGTTTATCTCCGGCTTAAGTATTCTTCTTACGAAGAGTACCTGAGCATGGATTTAAATCCTCTTGACTATGTTAATCCTGACGTTTATCGTCTTGATTATCAATGTGTGAAGATGTTCTCTAAGTCGGAATTCTTTCCGAGTGTCTATGACACAAAGAAAGAGGCGATGCAGAGCTTCATCCAAGCCGAACTGGACTGTAAGGTAACGAACGATCGCTTCATTACTCGTGAGGATCCGGATTTCCGAGATCCCGTACTAAGCGCCATAACTTATGGTGCAATACGTAAAATTTCACGAATATTGGGTGACGTTCCTACCGTACAGGAAATTCCTGTTCGTTTTGGTCCTGGCAACAACGTTGGCTTGTCTAAAACAACAAGTGTTTATGACAAGTTGACTGCGGAGCTTACCTTAACAGGTAATGCCAAGTCGATTGCCCAGAAGGTCATGGAAACATGTCCAGCTTGGGCTTCATACGTCTCTAGAGGAGGCGTACCCACCCCACCTAATTCGGAACATCTTGTTCCTTTTAATGTGGTCAGTGGGTCGATACTTGGCTTCGTCCCTAAGAATGCGAAGACCGATCGTCCGATATGCACCGAACCCCTTCTGAATAGTTATATTCAGTTGGGGATTGGTAAATATCTTCGAAACCGTCTCCGTAAAGCAGGTTGTAACTTGAACACTCAGACTCGAAATCAGGAGTTGGCGAGAGTTGGTTCCTTAACCAACGACTTGGCAACAATTGATCTAAAGTCGGCGTCAGATACAATTTCGTATATGACAGTGCTAGAGTTACTTCCGCTTCCATGGTTCGAGTTACTAGAAAGCTGCAGGAGTCCTCGCTACACATTTGAAGGAAAATATTATGAATTTCATAAGTTTTCTTCTATGGGTAACGGTTACACCTTTGAGCTCGAAAGTTTAATCTTTCTCGCTCTCTCACGAAGTGTTTGCGATTTCTTAGAAATCAAAAGCACGGATGTGAGTGTCTATGGTGATGATATAATCATCCCCTCTAGAGCAGTGCAACTTCTCCGTCGTGTCTTAAAACACTTCGGGTTTGTAGTAAACGAAACAAAATCCTTTGATCAAGGCCCCTTTCGGGAGTCTTGTGGTAAGGATTGGTTCTTAGGGGAGTTCGTCCGACCATTGTTTCTGAAGAGTAAACCCAGCAACGCCAGTCTTATGACATGGTGTAACCATATTTACCGAATTAGTGAAGGTCTCCTTGACCCTCGCTATAAGGTATTATATGATGGGCTTTATGACCTTGTTAATTCAGGTTATAAAATACTCAACGGACCCGATGGTTTTGGAGACGGCCATTTCGTTGTTCCTTGGGACCGCCGATCTTTCGGCGGGCACTCGTTACGACGAAGAGGCTGGGAAGGACACGGGTATTATACCCTTGACCAAACCCCCTACTCCAAGCCCGTTACAGACGATGCCGTCTATCCTGCAGCCCTTTACGGGGCGCAGTTTAGTACAGAAACGTCGTTGACAGATAAGATACAGGTTAGCCATCTCTCTAGAGATGGACTATTGTACCCTATCCGTCGTAACGGTACGCGGACTACTCTTAGACGAGCTTTCCATCCGTGGAAAACTGGTTAGGACAACGTCCTTTTCCCGGGTATTAAACTCCCGGTGGTACTCGATCCTTGAGTCATTGCTCTAACGCTGCTTAGCG